TGTCTCATCGTCTACCAATTTTTCAGTAAGATGTGCTTTTGCACACCTAAATTCAAATATCCGCTTCATGCTGTTAGCTCCTCGTAAGCATCCTCAGATGATTGCTTGAGCTTAAGAATGAAGTTTAGGATGTCTAGTTGTCCTTTGGCGTAGTACAGATCCTCTACGCTGGTACACCTGTCTAGATCCCTTGACACTTCAGCTACCTTTTGAAGGTCTTCTAAGAGGTCTTTCCAGCCCTTAGAGGTCATCATGTCAAATCTAGCCTCATAATAGGCTTGTAATTCTTTGTCCACAGTTTCTCCTTATAAGGACTGTGTTGTATTTCTACAACAATGTATTAATTATACCACAACTTTAGAGTTTTGTCAAGTATTTTACTGTACTTTTCTACCAGTTTGTGCTTCTACGATGTTTTCCTTGGTTTTTAGCTCCCGTTCCTTCAGGATTATGTTGGCAAGCTTGAGCCTGCGCTCAAAGTCATCCGTAGTCTCGTTGGAAAGGTTGGTAGAAGAAGCCTGAATCACATCAATCCGCATCTTCTCAGGCATGAGCTGGGTTTCAACACTGGTTTTCTGGGCCTTTGCAAGGCTCTCCTGGGCGTTGGCTTGACTTTCCTGTGCTCTACCCTGCAGTTCAGCAATCTGGGCCTGTAGAAGTCCAATTTGAGCCTCCTGTTGGGCCATTACCATCTGTTGTTGGGCTGGGTCAGGCTGGTTCATCTGGTCCAAAGCAGCCGAAAGCTCTTCCTTGTTGGATAGGCTAGAGCCTTTGATGATGCCTTTTAAGACCAAGGGCAGGACAGGGCTGTCAGGGCCAAGGGTTTGGAGTAACCCAATGAACTGCTGCTGCTCGTACTCCCTAGCTACCATGCCAAGGGTGCTGGCAGGGACAAAGGTGAAGTCACGGCTAGGGTAACGCTCTGGGTCATACTGCATATAGCGGTAGGCTACCTTCTTAATCAGAGGGATCAAGAAGTCATCTTGGAAGTTCATGAGCGCCTGCTTATTCTTCTTAATGATAGAAGACATAGCAAGGGACATAGAAGCTCCACCAGCCTCTCCTTGGGCCACAGAGCGGGTCATCGCCTGACTATCTAGGGTTCCTGTAGCCTGAAGGAGCATCACCTCAAACTGTTGGGCGGTTGTGATGTTGCCTGCATCCGTAGATCCAAACTTAAATGGGAACAGGATCTCGTTAGGATTACCGTTGGTAAGCAGGGTCTTTCCAGGCTGGACCTTGTAGTTTACACCACGCGGTAGCCTTGTAGCGTCTGCTGCCATCATAGGGGCCGTAGTCAGTGCTAAAGAGTCCAGATGACTACGGAGTTGAGCGTCAATAGCTTTTTGCATATTGTAGCCCTTTTCAACTGTGCCGATACCCACTAAGCGACCAGGGACTTTCTCTGGTGTGTAGGTGACAATAGGCCGATCCTTCATCATGTACGGATTAGCCTCAGCTTTCAACAGGTACTGGTTGTTACCGATAACGATTACAGCCTCTACCAGATCTTGGTAGTCTGCTGCTTGGCTGTCTTCAGGGAACAGAACCGCTACCTCAGCACCATTATTCTCTACAGTCTCTAAGAACTCACGAGGAACTAAGCCGTAATAACGGAGGATACGGACCTTATCTTCTTCATAGAGTGTATCCAACTGTGTTGGCTCAAGACTATTATCACTATACTCAGGACCAATATTAACCTTCCGATAGACCCCATTCTCAATCCCTTGTACGACCTTAAATAGGCTAGTGTATTCCTCGACAGCAACACCCAAAGCATCATCAATCGTGTCTGAGTTAGGGTCCCAGAGGAAGTTGCGAGGATGGATTGACTTAGTAGGAACAATAACACGCTCTGTCTCAGTGACACCGATAGCTGCTCCTTGACCACCAGGAAGTGGTTGCATGGTAGGAACCATCTCAAGCTGTGTCTTAACCTGAATCTCAGCGATACCAAGGCCATAGACCTCAGCGTTACGATCCACCTCAGACCAAACCTTATCGGTCTTAGTCTTCTTCATGTCCTCGTGGAGTTGTAACTTAATCATCTCAACATCAACGGACATATTATTCTCGTCCATTGCATTGTCTTGCAGCTCAAAGAACTCGCCACGACCTGTGGTAGCCTCCATAATCTCTGAGGTTTTGTTCTCTACCGCCTGACGGATAGCAGGAGACACAATCTTAGAACGCTCAGACTCACGGGTCTTGTCCTCATCAGACCAGATACCGTAGTACAGACGCTCATACTCATCCCACTTCTTCTCGTAGTTTACTTCCTTGAACTCACGCCAGCGATCACAGTGAGTAGTAACGTACTCAACTAGAGCACGATCTGCTTCAGAAATAGGATCTTCTTTAAAATCAGCCATGTTTAGTCCTCTGTGGTGTCCCCAAATGGATCAACTTCTTCTAGTTCCTCGTAATCTACTATGTCTTCTTCTTCAAATTCTTCTTCCACACTAGCTCCTAATAGCCACTTATGTCATCTAAGGCTTCGTATTCTTCTTCATCTAGTACGCCTACAAACTCTGTGATACCAATCTGATCGATGTAGGCTAAGGCATCAATTAAGTCATCATGAACCTGTGGGTTAGGGAAGTTTAGAAGCTGATCCACAAACTGCTTGTTCCACTCGCCTCTAACTAAACTAATCCTTCCATGTTCGAAGCGACCCTGTAAAGCCCATACTATACGGTCCGTCTTCTTCTTGTTGCCATGAGTCAGATCTATCACTGACAAGAAATAGTTCTTCCTTCTCATCAAGTCTTGTAGGTACGGGAGTACGGCATTCTTTGCCATTCCCCGCTCTATACCTATTAATCTGACATCGTAACTTTTTGCTGTGTCTAATATTTTTAAAGCTGTTTCTTTGATATCCCATCGACCCGCCACTATAGTATCCACAAACCAACCATCTTGACAAACCTTAACCACAGCTATAGCAGACTCATCAAGATTCTTCCTCTTGTTGCCAGCCTGCTTGCTTACATCTTCAAAGCCAGCCAAATCAACAGCGATGTAATAAGCACCGTCATCAGGCAGATCATCAGAATCAACATACTTAATCCATTCATCCTTAAATAAATCTGATGCAGCGGCTTCGAAACTAGCAAGGTATTCCTGTCTAAAACTGAAGGAAGACATTGACTTCTTTGCCGCCTCAATCTCTTTAGGATCGAGTAGAGGGTTGTCAAAAGAAGTAAAGTGAAACGAGGACCAATCTTCATCTTCATCCCTCTGAGCCATCTGGTACAACTCGTAGAAGTGGTTCCTGCCCTTTGGGGTTCCAATGAACAGTGCTCCACCCTTTACATCACTTAATGCTGGTCTAAGGATCTGCTCAAACACTTGCGGCTTCATGTCCGCATACTCGTCAATTACAACGTAAGCAAGACCAACACCACGCATAGTATCAGGGCGATCAGATCCTTTAAGGTAAATCTTTCTATCATTTACTAAAGTTATTACCGCCGTATTCTCGTGTACAGTTTTGATAACTTCATGTCCAAGTTCCTTAAGAACCGTCCACATAATGTCTTTAGCTTGCTGAAAAGTTGGAGCAACATAGAATACATCCTTCTCTTTACTTTTTAATCCTTCAATGATGAGGGTCCAAGCTGCAAGCCTTGACTTACCAAACCGTCTACCAGCAGCTACTACCTTAAACCTATGATTATCATTAAATACTTCTGTCTGTTTAGGATGTAGTTCGACTCTAAGGTTTGCCATCGGAGTCCTCAACATCTATCACTTCATAGTCAATCTGTTCAGCTTCTCTTGCAGCTATCTGGGGTGTACCAGTGGTAACAATCTGTACCTGTATTGCGTTAGACCTGCCCTGTCCCTGCTTTTCAAAGTGACTAATCGGTAGCAGTCTGTCGATACACATCTTAAGACAGGCAACCTGATCCTTATCGGTATCATCCATTGCCTTCCTAAGAACCGTCTCAATTACCTTCTCACCACTGGTGGACAGTAAACGAGCATAGAATTCTTTTATCCTAGCGGCCTCTCCAGGAGGTCTTCCTACTGCATTTCTATTCTTCTTGGCTTCAATGTCTGCCTTACGAGGTCTGCCGCGTTTCCTCTTTGTAGGGGACACAGACACATCAGACAGAGGTTCAGTGTTTGACACTAAATTCTCCTCTATATAGTTGCTACATAGTTTCTTGTATGTAGTGGTATATAATTATTAATCAATTAGCTGAAAAGTAGATAATTAATAATTATTATTTGATGATTAATGTTAGAGCTGCTTAAGCGATTAACTGCTCAGATCTATATAGTCATCTTGTTGCTTCTTTACTACACTCTTATTATAGCATATTTTTAGAGATTTGTCAAGTCTTTTCTACTGTTCTGTCCCTGTATAGAGCTGGAGAGGACATCTCTTCTGGGTATTACGAAGGAATAAGCACTGTCCTTTTTAGTTAAGATCTGCAAGGGTGGACTGCACAGATGTAAGTTATTGATTTATAAGGACTTTCTAGCACTACCACATCTAGTATTTTTATAGACAATTTAGCCCATATATAGGGTCTATTTTGACCTCTCTTGTGTGCTACAGGGTCCTCATAAAATCAAGACTACACAACACCCCCTCCCCCCGTCTATGCAGATATACGCATAAATGAATAGTGTTGTATTTACGCAACAGATGCTAATGAGAATCATTCTCAATTACATAGTGTTGTATAGATACCACAGTCTGAAGAGAGAGACTATTATGCACCATATCAGTGCACTTCAGCCCCTGTCTCATTTATGCAACACTAGACAGAGTGTGGTAAATAAACAACATACCTGAGTAGGTTAGTCAACATAAGGGTTTTCCCTAGTAACTTTCTCTTGAACTAATCCGTTTTAGGTGTAGACTAACACTTGTAATAACTAACCAAAAGGCTTAAACATGAGAACTATTGCGAGCGATTGTAAAGGCGTTGAGCGGTTTATTAATGAGGCTAACGACTGTACTGTAAGGGCTTTAGCCAACGCAGCCGGATTACCTTATAAGTTAGCCCATAAGATAATGGCAAGGGCTGGGAGAGAAAACGGCAAGGGTTTATTTTTCAAGCAGTGGCATCCAGTGTACACTCGCTTAGGTTTTAAACTTCAGGCGGTTTACGGGACAACTAAGGGCGCAAGGTATATCAAGCAAGAAATTAAAACGGTTCCAGCACTGGCTGGGATAACCCTTGAGAATCTCTTGCCAAGCCTTAAGACTGGGCGGTATATTGTGAAGCAGCGCGGTCATGTATTTGCACTTGTGGACGGCAAGATTCTAGATTATGGGGTAAACATGGCAGGAACTAAAATTCAGGCAGTTTACAAGTTAGACTCTCAGGCTGTATTATTCGATTAATTTATAAAGGAACCTAGACTATGAAAACCACAATTAACTTACACCAATTCCGTGACGCTTTCAAACGCATGGGCAGGACTACGCAGTTTTCCTATGAGGGCTTAGAAGTGCTGTTCAACGGCCTCGAAGAATACGAGGAAGACACCGGCGAAGAGATGGATTTTGATGTGATAGCCTTGTGCTGTGATTTCTCGGAGATGACTGTGGAAGAGATTCAAAGACAGTACAAAGTAGAGCATGATGTCGAAGACGAGGCCGATCTTCAGAAGTGTGTAGAAGAATTTTTAGATCAAAATACATGGGTTTTAGGGCAGACTGAGGCAGGTTCTTTTATCTTCCGTCAATTTTAAGGGGCTTTAAAATGACTATGCTAGAATATGCAAGCATCGCAGTACTATTGCTAGGCTGTGCAGGTGTTATCATGATTTTTAAACCGTGGGACTTAGACTAATTAAGGAGAATCAAAAATGATTTTAGATACATATACAGAGAAGCATTTTCAAGCATGGTTAGACCGCCATGTACGCATCGATGAACACGATTATGTCCGTTATCAAATAATGCAATTATTGGAAGAGCATGGGGATTTGTTGGAATCTCGTGGTTGGACAGAATTGCGAGACATGGCAGGAGCATGGTAAAATGCTAAACTTATCCATCGCTTTCACCTTGTTTTTCTTTTCTCTAACCTTGTCCACTTTATGGAGTTAATAATGACTAATGAATTCTTTAACGATGCTTTCCCTTTTGCCTTGGGATATTGGCAAGGCAGGTCAATCGGTTCTTTCGAGAATGGAACCTATGAGAACATGACCGATAAACAACAGAACCTTTACCGTATTGGCTACGATGCAGGGGTTGCAGACTATAGCGAAATGGATGCGCTTAACCATGAGGAGATTAAATAATGACTAACGAAGAGATTCAAACGAAAGCAGAGAATATCGCACTTGCTAATTTTCTCTCGAATTCGCCCGATAGTTTGTCTTATGATGAGATCATCGGGGCATTATTAAACGATAGCGACAATGACCTAATCGATAAAGATATTTATATATGGTCACCATTCGAGCATTTCCCTGCGAGTGATGTCGCTAGATATATCGAAGACTTAAAAGATTCGGTTATGTGGAATTTTAAAACTGAAAAGGAGCAATAATGTATTCAGTCACAATTAAAACCTGCGGAAACCCTGACAGATTCCAAGATCCTGACAAGCCATTAATGGGTGTCCCGACTACTGTGCTAGAATCTGAAAGCATAGAAGGTCTTCAGTCATTAGTGCAAGATTTCCAGACCGAAAACTTTATAGGGTCAGGCAATTGGATCAACCCTAAAGTATTGCATAATGGGGCTGTGGTTGGGGTTATGTCTTTTAACTGTAAATTATGGGAGAATTAAAAATGCTATTAACAAATGAGGAAGTACTTGACATAGTAGACGAGAGACTGGACCTGTCTGATTTTAACAACTGGTACGGCAAGTCTGACGATATGATTGAATTTGCTTACGCTATAGTTAAGGCAGAGATGCAGAAGAGGTATGAGTTAGACTTACTGAGGAACACTTATTTTAGTGAGTCTATGGATTCTTTTGACCAGTTAACCATTCGATAAGGGGCTAGACCATGCAAGAATATAATTACGATGACTGGAACGATGCAGATCAGAACACTATCGATTATAGCGCGGTAGAGGCTCTAGAGGATAAGGTGTCAGAACTGCAGGAAGTGATTGACGATATGAAGACAGACGAATTGTATATCCTCTATCACATGATGCACGCTAGGACTAAGACTAGCCTCGAGGCTGTGTTTAAGGACTTGGACTTCTTGATAGGGCTACACAGCAAGGCATTGATTGAGAAAGCGAAGAACTATAAACCGAGGGACTTCTAATGTCTGCGTGGCTCATTATAGTGACGGGATGCATCTACGCCTACATAGCAGGGGAGCAGGGGTTCAAGGGCAACCTACCTATGCTAGTGGTGTATGCGGGATATGCTTTCTCTAATGTGGGACTTTACTGGATGGCCTCAAAGTGATTAACTTCTTGCTATTGATGCTATTTTCTATTATCTTCGGCTTTCTTCGGTCATATTGGGAGGACAAATAAATGGTGAAAGTTTCAGGTGTGCCTTATGAGGTGGACTTGCCCGACATGGTGTCGGAACTAGAGCGTGAGAACTTTATGCTTAGGGCTAGGACAGAGAGGCTAGAGGAGGAACTCAGGAACACTAACGAGTTGCTCACCAAGTTAAATATTGAACTGATCAACGAGAGGAACAATAATGCCTCTAGGAAGCCCTAAAACGCCTTGTGTGGGCATCTGTCAGGTGGTCGAAGGGTGGGGTATATGCTACGGGTGTGGGAGGCGCTTAGATGAGATCCTGGACTGGTCGTTAGTACCAGACCCTGAGAAGGACAGAATCATGGTACAATGTAGGGACAGACTAAACAAACTTTATGGAGATGACGGAAAATGAGATGCTTAAGCTGCAATAAAAACCTCAGTGACTATGAGGCTACTCGGAAGTCTGCTAATACAGGTGAGTTTATTGACCTGTGTAACGGATGTTTTAATAGTGTCAGTGAAGATTTACAAACCATTGAAAGGTCTGACTTAGCACATGAGGAAGACTACTCAGATGAGAACGATTCTCATTGTGGACTAGATCTTGACAAGGACTATTAAGTATGCTAAAATCACTATTTAGTATTATTAAGCAACTAAACAGTATTTATTATTTATTACTTAAAAGATAATTATTATTAATAACTACTTTAATAACTAGTTAACTACTTAAAGGACTATTTAGTATGAATGACGATGAACAACGATACATGGCTGAGATGCAAGAAGAAGCACACTACTGGTTCACTGTGTCCTCTGTGGCTAATCTGTCCTTACAGGAAGGACTTGCTAAAGTGCTATCAGATGTGATACAATTAATGGAGAAGGAAAAAATGAAAGGAGTTACAAGTGGCTGAACAGTTAAAGGCGCACCAGCCTTGTCCTGATTGTGGCAGTAGTGATGCACTGACCTACTACTCATGGGGTACACGGTGCTTTAGTTGTGGCAAGGCTAGGCGAAATGCTAACTCAGAGGAACCAGTGCAGAAACTAACTAAGGTGAATACTAAAGTGACTAATGTGCATGATCTGTCATATGAGCAGGTGATAGACCGTAACTTAACTAGGTCTACCTGTCAGACCTACGGCATCGGTAACAAGGATGGCTACTACTACTTTCCCTATTACAACGAGGAAGAGACGCTGGTGGCTTTCAAGCGCAGGAACATGGAAGACAAGCGATTCAGCATCGAGGGTGACTGGAACAAGGGTGGTCTATTCGGTCAGCAATTATTTTCTAAGGGAGGCAAGTATGTCACGATTACAGAAGGGGAGTTCGATGCTGCGGCAGCGTATCAGATGCTGGGTTCTAAGTATCCTGTGGTTTCTGTTAGGAATGGTGCAGGCAATGCAGTCCAAGACGTTAAAGCGAATTACGAGTGGCTCGACTCCTTCGAGAATATCGTCATTTGTTTTGATAACGATGATGCGGGCAGAGGAGCGGCTAATGCAGTGGCTGAAGTACTTGGAACTAAAGCCAAGATATTTAAAGGACGCACAGGTATTAAAGACTCCTGTGAGTACGCGCAAGAGAACAAGGAAAAAGACTTCGTAGACCTGTGGTGGAGGGCTGAACGGTACACTCCTGATGGAATCATCGATGGTGCAGGATTGTGGGATTTGGTGAACCAGCCAGTGGAAAAGTCTGACGTAAACTACCCATTTGGTGGGTTAAATGACCTAACCTACGGTATCAGGGCTGGAGAGATGGTGACTATAACTGCTGGCTCAGGGTTAGGTAAGTCTCAGTTTCTGCGTGAGATTGTGTATCACATTATCAATAACACTCAGGACAACATTGGTCTGCTATTCTTGGAAGAGTCTGTCAAGCGCACTGCCAAGAGTCTGATGAGTCTACACGCTAACAAACCACTGCACCTACCTGACATCGAGGTTACTAATGAAGAACTACGAGATTCTTTTGACGCTACACTGGGTACTGGTCGTGTGTATCTTTTTGATCACTTTGGCTCTACTGCAATCGACAACATTATCACACGGGTTCGTTTCATGGCTAAGGCTCTTGATTGCAAGTATATTTTTCTTGATCACGTTAGTATCGTGGTATCTGCACAAGAGAATGGTGACGAGCGAAAAGCCTTAGACGAGATTATGACCAAGCTGCGAATGGTGGTTCAGGAGACCGGCATAGCACTGTTCTGCGTCTCTCACCTGAAGCGGCCTGATGGTAAAGGGCACGAGGAAGGCGCAAGTACCTCTCTGTCTGCTCTACGAGGCTCAGGATCGATTGGTCAGTTGTCGGACATGGTGCTGGGTCTGGAGCGTAACGGACAGGCTGAGGATCTCAAGGAGAGGCATACAACCAGGGTTCGGGTGCTTAAGAACCGATTCAGTGGTCTGACCGGCCCTGCCTGTGGTCTCTATTATGATCGGATTACTGGGCGCATGAGCGAGACTGTGATGGAGGAACTATGAGTCATCCTGATCAGCGATACGGTGATAGAACCTACTCTCAGTTCGGAGAAGACTTAATACTTCTTAATATACTTGACAAACTAGAAATTAAGAAGGGCAGCTACTTCGATGTTGGGGCGCATCATCCCTATAACATCAGTAACACTGCTCTTCTGTACGAGCGTGGACACTCAGGGATCTGTGTGGAGGCAAACCCAAACCACATAGAGGCTTTTAACAGGCATCGTGGTAGGGATACGATACTGAATGTCGGAGTAGGACCTGTGGCTGGAGAGTTGGAGTTCTTTATGGTAGATGATTTCTCAGGTAGGAACAGCTTTGACTACGATACAGTGCTTCAGTTTATTAAGCTGCACCCTGAGTTCAAGCTAAATAAGGTAGTACCAATAAAGGTTGTAACTTTAGATAATTTGTATGCTCAGTATGGTGTCCCTGATTTATTGTGTATCGACATAGAAGGGCTGGACTACCCAGTGCTTCAGACGATGTTGGGTAGACCTAAGATCATCTGTGTGGAGAATGACGGGAAGGTAGGATACTTTGATAACTTGCTAAAACTTCTAAAGTATGATAAAATATTTAACACAATAGGAAACGGGATCTACCTACATGAGAGTTGCAATTGACATTGAAACTAATCTTAAGCATAACACTATCTGGTGTTGTTCTACTTATAATTTGGATACTAAAGAAGTAAAGACATGGACAAGCGCACAAGACTTCAACAAGTTTATTCAGCAGGCCAAACTGATAATCGCCCACAACGGAATATCATTCGACTACCCCGTCCTAAACAGAGTCTGGAAGACTTCGATCAGACTGAGCCAAGTACGGGACACACTGGTTATGTCAAGACTCTCAAGCCCGTCAAGAGAGGGTGGTCACAGTCTAGCCAATCTCGCAAAGCTAGTAAACCGAACCAAGAAGGAATACGACGATTTCGAGGGAGGCCTGACAGATAAGATGATTGAGTACTGTCAAGAAGACGTGACAATCTGTGGTGAGTTGTACCTGTATCTGACGCAAGAGCTGCGTGGGTTCTCTGAGCAGTCCATCGAGCTAGAGCATAAGGTGCAGGCTGTCATTACTAAGCAGGAAAAGCATGGCTTTAAACTAGATACTGTGAAAGCCCAGTGCCTGCTTGGACAATGGAAGCGTAGGCTGTCTGACATTGAAGAGGAACTGCAAACTATCTTTCCACCTATTATCACTCAAAGGTTTAGTGAGAAGACAGGCAAGCAGTTGAAGGACGATGTAGAAGTATTCAATCCTGGTTCACGCCAGCAGATAGCAAAGCGGTTGATTGAGAAGGGCTGGAAACCTACTAAGCACACTGAGAAAGGAGCTGTAATTGTTGACGAATCAGTTCTTGACGGAGTTGATATTCCTGAAGCAAAGAGAATCGCAGAGTACTTACTCATTCAGAAACGGGTGGCTCAGGTTGAATCATGGCTTGAGTTTGTATCTGACGAGCGCAGGGTTCACGGTAAGGTCATCACCAACGGAGCAGTCACGGGGCGTATGACACACCACAGCCCTAACATGGCTCAGGTTCCTAGCAGTAGCAGTCCTTGGGGCCACGAGTGTAGGGATTGCTGGACAGTGGATGATGGTAAGGTCTTAGTAGGTGCTGATGCATCCTCCTTAGAGCTTCGTATGTTGGCACACTATATGAAGGATGAAAGCTATGCAAAAGAAATCGTTGAAGGCGATATCCATACAAAGAACCAGCTCGCTGCGGGTCTTGAAACTAGAGCGCAAGCCAAAACTTTTATATATGCCTTACTCTACGGTGCAGGGCCTGCCAAAATCGGGAAGATTGTTGGTGGTTCAGCAAAGGACGGTCAGGAACTCATCAGTACTTTTCTTCGCAACACTCCAGCTCTCAAGAGTCTTAGAGAAAAGGTTGAACGCCTCTCAGAACAAGGGACGCTACCAGGTTTGGACGGTAGGAAACTACAAGTGCGTTCCGCACACGCAGCACTTAACACACTCCTGCAGAGTGCTGGTGCAATAGTCATGAAGCAAGGTTTGGTTATACTAAACAGTAAGATCCAGCAGCAGAAACTTAATGCCCACTTCGTAGCTAATGTTCATGACGAGTGGCAGATCGAATGCAGTCAGGAAGATGCAGATGCAGTAGGTAAGTTAGCAGTAAGCAGTATCAAGGAAGCAGGTGAAGTCTTAGGTCTTCGCTGCCCACTAGACGGTGAATACAAGAAAGGAACAACATGGGCACAAACCCACTAGACTTTGAAGATGGTTTTTGGAAAGACATGGAAGATGTGGTCTTTATCAACATAAAGAAGGACAAGACTATCAATATGCAGACATCGGTTCAGAACATGGAGGAGCTAAAGAGTATCTTCAGCACTGCCTATATGATGGCGATGTTTCAGGATATGAAATCTGATCCAAAGGATGTTGACAATTTCCACTGATGTGCTATAATATTATTTGTAACTTAGAAAAGGAGAAGTAAATGGATATAAAACCGATTAAGATTCAAGGCACGATTATGTGGGCTTCCTTAGACACCCCTAACAAGATGTCGGGGGAGTATCAGGTAGACCTGTGTAACCTTAGTAGTGCTGCTGTAGAGGTTCTTAAGGGCATGAAGATTTCTGTACGGACTAGGGATGACCAGCCTGAGAAAGGGCACTTCATTACGGCTAAGTCTAAGAACTACGTTATCAAAGCCTCTGATGTAGAAGGTAAGCCAATCACTGTAAAGGTTGGCAATGGCAGTAAAGGCGTAGGATTAATCACCCCGTATGAGTGGTCCTACAATGGTAAGAAGGGAGTAAGCGCGGGGATTAGTAAACTTATTGTTACTGATCTGATAGTCTACGAAGCACAAGAAGCAGTTGTACTTGATGATGATGTTCTCTAAGAAAGGAAAGAAGATGACAGCAAAGAAAGCAGTAGCGCCTACACCTAAGTTTAATGTTAAGGTATCACCAGTAGAGTCTGTGTTTGAAGTAGAGGTTGACGGATTACCTGCCTCATTCTGGGGAGGAGAATGCTTTAAGTTCTCTGTGTCCTCTGATGGCTCTGTTACTATTAATGATAACGAGTTCTCCAGTAAGAAGCAGGCAGCACAGGCACTCGAAGCTATGGCTACGTTTCTGAAGAAGTAATGTTAGCACTCATCGATGCCGACATTGTATGCTATCGAATCGGATTCGCTTCCGAGGATGTTAGCGACAAGATTTGCTTGGCACGGTGTGCTGAGTTCATGGAAGAACTAGTGATGAAACCCTATGTAGGAGACTACCAGGGGTATCTTACAGGAAAGAAGAACTACAGGACTGACATAGCAGTAACCGCACCTTACAAGGGAAACCGTACCGCAGCTAAACCCAAACACTATGAGCTGATTCGGGAGTACCTTGAGAAGGCGTGGGGTTGTATCGTAGTAGAAGGACAGGAAGCTGATGACGCTATCGGTATCAAGGCTTATGAGATTGGGGACATTGAGGAATATATCGTCATGTCTATCGATAAGGATCTTGATATGATTCGTGGTTGGCACTATAACTTTATTAAGGATAAGAAGTACCTAATCGATGACCAACAAGCTATTAGACATTTCTATACGCAGCTACTGACTGGCGATAGGGTTGATAACATTGTTGGCATTCGAGGTGTAGGTCCAAAGAAAGCTGAGAAGATTCTTCAGGACTGTCTCACTGAGGCCGATATGTACAAAGCAGTATTGGAAGCATACGACAACGATGATAAACGAGTACTGGAGAATGGACAATTGTTATGGATACGAAGAAACGAAAACCAGATTTGGTCACCTGCCCTTTGCAGTACGTCCAATGGGTTGACGCAGTAGCAGATGTGGAATGGCAAGAAGATGTTAAAGCAGAAGTTCACCTCTGTCACAGCATTGGTTGGATTATTGACGAAACAGATGACGCACTATGCATCGCTAATACAGTATCTATGGACAACAGCAATGCCCGTATGCATCTACCTAAGCAGTGGATTAAAGTAAGAAAGGACATAACACTTGAAACCGAGCAGCGCCAAGTCCAAAGGAAGACACCTGCAAAAGTGGGTAAGAGATCTAATACTAGCCAAGTTCAATCTGGAGGCAGACGATGTTCGCTCAGTTAGTATGGGCGTCTCCGGGGAGGATCTGCTACTCAGTCCAGCAGCCAGACGGGTCTTGCCAATTAGTCTGGAATGCAAGTCCAGAGCAGCTATCTCAGTATACGGTTATTACGAACAAGCCAGAGGAAACGCAGGAGGATACGAACCTGTTTGTGTCATCAAACAAAACAGAGATAAGCCCTTGGCTGTGGTAGACGCAGAGTACTTTTTTGAACTATTAAGGAGCAAGCATGAGTAAAGTTTATCGATTCATTTATGATTCTGAGTTTGACACTGAAGAGCCTACGACATATCCAGAGGCTTCGACTGTTAAGGTACGTCACTACTTTGCAGACTTCACTGCATGGCCTACGATTCTCCACGAGTTCTGTAAGTTCTTGGAGGCTACTGGCTACAGCGGAGTGATGGAGCGTGTTGTTCTAAAAGATCCTTATGAGATGGAGAGGGACGGGTTATTCGAGACTATTGGACCTAATCAGTACATTGCAACTGTACATGAAGAGCCTTTAGATAACGAAGACAAGGACGCTAACTGATGACTGTTCATGCCATAATCCCCGACTGCCAAGTCAAGGACGGTGTTGATCTTAGTTATCTGACATGGGTAGGTCAATATCTTGTAGAGAAGAAACCTGATGTGATTGTACAGATTGGGGACTTTGCAGATATGCCTAGCCTGTCTAGCTACGATGTTGGTAAGAAGTCCTTTGAAGGCAGACGGTACAAGACTGATATCGAAGTTACTAATAAAGCTATGGAGATGCTGTTAGCACCTATTAAGGAACATAATGAACGAGCAAAGAGAAACAAGGAACGACAGTACAAACCAAGAATGGTCCTCACTCTTGGAAATCATGAAGAAAGAATTTCCAGAGCTGTCGAAGGAGACCCTAAACTGGATGGAACTATTAGTCTCAGCGACCTTAACTACGAACATCATGGTTGGGAAGTTATACCGTTCCTTGAACCTATTGTTATTGATGGGGTTGTGTACGCTCATTATTTTACTTCTGGCGTTATGGGGCGTGCTGTAGCCTCTGCTGCGGCTCTCCTAGCTAAGAAGCATATGTCCTCAGTGATGGGCCATGTGCAGAACAGACAGATAGCCTACTCTAATCGTGCTGATGGTACGCAGATCACTGGTCTCTTTAGTGGCTGCTGCTACCTGCATGACGAGGACTATCTAGGTAGTCAGGGCAACAAGTACTGGCGTGGCATATGGCTGTTGCATGAAGTAACTAACGGCAGCTTCGATGAGATGCCAGTATCTCTTAACTATTTAAGGAAGAAGTATGAGCATTGATAACGCAACACCTAATGACTGGTATGTGGCTTACCGCAAACACGCTGATGTCAAGACACTAGATGATTATATCAAGACTAAACAGATTGGAGGAGATCACTACAAAGGCACTAACATACAGTCTTGGGATGTCTTCCTTGACTGGGGCCTAGACCCTTGGGCCTGCAATGTGATTAAGTATGTGCAGCGTCATCGCAAGAAAGCAGGTAAGCAGGATCTTGAAAAGGCAAAGCACTACCTAGAGTTCATGATAGACAACTACGATAAGATTGGTGGCAAGTATTATGATTGGAACACTAAAGATAAACTGGAGTGACGCAGATAGGGACTACAAGAAAGGGCAGAACCTAATCCGTAAAGGCGATTGGGCCAACGGGTTTAAACTACACGAGCTTCGGTCCCTACCTGATGCCTTCTGGAATCCCAATGCTAAGTTCCCAGGAGTTAGAAGTAACTTCGATAGAGCTACGGTGTGGATGCCGGGACAGAACATCAAGGGGCGTAGTGTTATCATCTGGTCAGAGGCTGGCTGGGGAGATATGCTTCAGTTCTCTCGATTCATTCCTATGATCAAACAGCTAACCAACGAGGTCTTCTGTGTCTACCCTGACGAGATAGCACCACTTCTCCGAAGGATGGATACTAGGTTAGAGTTCAGTAAGAACCCTCGTGACTGCCCTCCATCGTCCTTTAGGATCAAGATGATGTCTATGCCCTACCTGCTGATGGAGCATGGTCTGTTGCCTGCAGAGCCTGTTGAACGGTGGTTTGGTGCAGAGGGTCTGTACCGTAACCCTGAGATAGTGGCTCCTAAGCGCAGCAAGCCCTTGGTAGGCATCTTTTATAATACTGATAACAAGTCTTGGAACATGGCTGCAAAGCAGATTCCTAAAGACGTAGTAGATGAGTTTGTTCTAAGACACCCTGAGTATGACTTTGTGTCCTTGCAGGTTGGGGAAGGGTTCCTAGATAGTTTTAAGTGGGTTGACACAGCAAATAAAATCCAGACACTAGATGCTGTTATATCTGTGGATTCTGCTATCGCCCACTGTGCTGCAAGTGTTGGGGTCAAGACTCTGAACCTAGTAGGTGACGAGAACATGGCCTGTTGGAGATGGTATCCTGTCGCTGAGAAGACCTACTGGTACGACACTATGACTACCGTATGGTGGGATCACTATGCTGACTGGGATACTGGTCTAGAGAAGGCGGTTAGTTATCTGCCACAAGTAGTTAGTAAAAAGCGTAGCAAACCTAAGAAAAGTGTGGTATAATATATGGCCTTAACATTAGAAGAGATAAAGGAGCGAATGAAAAGATGGGATGAGTTAACGCTCATAGAGGAGTTGTCAATCCGTTCAGAGGATATAGTTGAAAGGTTTGATGATATTATTGAAGAAAAAGCAGACAGATTAGAGTCGCTAGTTAATTGGGAAGAATAATAGATATGGATTACTATCAACAGTTTATTGCAAAGAGTCGATACAGTCGATTCCTGCCAGAGAAGAATCGCCGTGAACACTGGGAAGAATCAGTAGACCGATACTTTACCTTTATGTTTAACCACTTGGAAGAGAAGTACAAGTTTTCTCCTAACAATGACCTACGCCTAGAGCTTATCAGTGCTGTCAAGAACCTGGATGTTATGCCATCCATGAGGGCTATCATGACCGCAGGCAAGGCACTAGACCGTGACAACACTGCTGGTTATAACTGCAGCTATCTGCCTATCGATGACCCTAAAGCATTCGATGAGGCTATGTACATTCTCCTGTGTGGTACAGGTGTAGGCTTTTCTGTGGAGCATAAATATGTTAATCAATTACCTGAAGTGCCAGATCAGTTGTTTGATTCTCAAACTACTATTTCTGTTGCGGATTCCAAAGAAGGGTGGGCTAAAGCACTACGCCAACTCATCGCTTTACTATACTCTGGGGAAGTGGCAAGATACGACCTTAGTAGAATTAGACCTGCAGGAACCAGGCTCAAAACTTTTGGAGGACGTGCCTCTGGTCCCGGACCTTTGGATGAGCTTTTTAAGTTCACTATCTCCAAGTTCAGAGGAGCAGTTGGTAGAAAACTTACATCAATCGAGTGTCATGATCTTCTCTGCAAAATCGGGGAAGTTGTTGTTGTCGGTGGGGTACGAAGGAGTGCAATGATCAGTCTGTCTGATCTCGAAGATGACCGTATGAGGAGCGCAAAGAGTGGAAACTGGTGGGAACAAACAGGACATAGAGCCTTGGCTAACAACAGCGCAGCTTACATTAATAAGCCAGATATTGGACAGTTTCTCCAAGAATGGACAAGCCTTTACAACAGTCACTCTGGAGAGCGAGGAATCTTCTCACGAGAGGCAAGTCAAAGTCAAGCTGCAAAGAACGGCAGACGTAATCAGGATTATGACTTCGGAACTAATCCCTGTAGCGAAATCATACTACGACCCTATCAGTTCTGTAACCTCACAGAAGTCGTTGTACGGGCCGAAGATACCGTTGCAGACTTGGCTAACAAAGTACGCATCGCCACAATCTTAGGCACGTTCCAGAGCACTCTGACGCACTTCCCATATCTTCGTAAGATTTGGCAGAAGAACACTGAGGAGGAGCGTCTCTTGGGTGTTTCATTAACTGGTATCTTAGATAATCCTTGGATGGGGAGGGTCTGTGAAAGCACTACGCAATCTCTTGAATACTTACGCGATGTCTCCGTTAATACCAACAATGAGTTTGCAACACGCTTGGGAATTCCTGTGTCTGCTGCGATTACTTGTGTCAAACCTAGCGGCACTGTGTCTCAACTTGTTAATTCTGCCTCTGGTATTCATACTAGACATAGTGAGTATTATGTTCGCCGTGTTCGTGGAGATAAGAAAGATCCTCTCACGAAGTTCTTAACAGACTCAGGCATCCCTACAGAGGACTGTGTCATGAGGCCAGACAGCACTGCGGTGTTCTCTTTCCCAGTGAAAGCACCAGAGTCTTCTCGTACTCGTGTAGACTTAACAGCTATGCAGCACCTTGATCTGTGGCTAATGTATCAGCGACACTGGTGTGAGCATAAACCATCTGTCACCATCTCTGTCAAGGAAGATGAGTGGATGGACGTAGGAGCGTGGGTGTGGAGGAACTTCGATGAGATTAGTGGTATCTCTTTCCTGCCTTGGGATGGAGGCTCTTATCGACAAGCACCTTACGAGGAGTGTACTAAAGAGCAGTACGAGGAGCTTCTTTCAAAGATGCCTACAGAGATTGTGTGGGATAATCTTAAGGAAGAAGAGGACAACGTAGAGGGAGCGCAGACCCTAGCCTGCGTAGCGGGGCATTGTGAAATATGATGATCGAACTAAACTTTATCTGTGGTATTATGTGTGGAGCAGAGTATGTACAAGACCCAGAGGAGGGAACAAACTACCTAGTGGTAGACTTCTTATTCCTCAGAGTTCTCTTTAGTTGGGATTAAGTACATATCTCTCTCGTGCTTCCTGCGCTTAACTAGGCCGGGAAGCTCTTTACCACCTGCCTTGGTCCACGCAAGGAAAGCATCAGCAGCGGCTTCGTATTCGCCTCTGTTGTGCTTCATCCTTATCGTGGATCTTTGCAGGTTTCCCAGCCCCACATTGAAGCTAAAGCTAACCAAGGCATCAAACCGACCTTGGGTAAGTCCTGTAGGGCATAGTCTAAGTACACCTCGCTCGAATGTAGCCAAGTCTTCTGCGAGGATTCTATCCACTTCAGCCATTGACAAAACTCTATCCCACCCATCAGGGATACTAAGTCCTTTGCGTTCATTGAATGGTGTCCTTATGTGGTAAGGATCAATAACGTGCCCAACGCCAACAGTCCACAGTAGAGCAGGACAGCGATAGGGACGAAGTCGTACTCCTTCATCTTTCTTTATCCCTTCTATGCATTCCTTACTTACCTTCACTTCTTAGCCCAGCCCCTAGAGCCAAACCAGAATCCTATGATACCGCCCAGCATAGCCATCTCATCGGAGGAGAAGATCAACTCAGCTACCTTCTCTAGATCACCCACCGAGGCCACTAATCCGGGCATAGTGAAGATGTTCCAAGCCAGCCAAGCATTGATAGCTATTAGCTCTAGGACGAACAGATAGGTCACTGTAGGCCTTACTGTGCCTACATAGTTAACCACCCACTTGGAAGCTTTGTCGAGGACCTTCTTGTCGTGATCTAGGGCTGCTACGGTCATCTGTGCCTCAGACTGCATAGCCACCTGATCAGTCCTAATCTCCTCAATCTTCTGCTGGGCTATGAAGCCCCTCTCAGCCAGGGCTAGTTCACGCTCAGTCTGGATACGAGCTAGGTCTAGTTCTTGTTTCTTATCGTTCTTGTCTTGAAAGAAGTCTAAGACTCTAGGTAGACCAGAGATAAGAAGACCACCAAGTGTAGATATTAGGGACAGCATAGCAACTCCTTAAGGCTTATAGCCCATGACATAGGCAAAACTAACTAGGATGAAAGCAGTTATAAAGCAGTACCACTTGAGCATTCCAAGCTTGTGTAGGTCTCTACCAAACTCATCAGTTAAATCCTTGTTGTCCTTAAGGATTCTTTGCTGGATGACCTCTACCTCTTCCCAAGCAGCCTGACCGTGCTTCTCAATGATGTCCTGCTTAAGTTCGTCTTGTAGTTTCTTGATTTCGTATACACCACGCCACTCCTCTACAGCAGAGAAGACAGAAGTATCTGATGGTCTCTTCTTTTGCTTACGGCGGTAGGCATCTCTAGCCTGGATCTCAGACTTACCAAGGTCCTGAATGTCCTTAGTAACAGCCTCTAGCTCCTTACCGACAGCTAAAGCTTCCCTAATGCCAGAGACAGCAGCCTTGGCAGCTTGTGTTACTGGTTCACTCATGGATTACTCCATTGGGGTTATCGGCTGTCCTACGGTCTGCACTGCGACCACACGCTGTAGAAAGTCTTGTATATCTGGTGGTAGTTTCTTATATATTGCTGTTATAGCCTTAGCCGAATTAGGCTGTTGCATAAAGATAGCAAGTTGGTTAGTATCTAAGAATAACTCAGAAGCTCTCTGCCTAATCTCATTTTGAGCATTCTTATTAAGTGCTTTTAACAAAAAGTTACCAATAGCAGCAGTACGGCTTAAGAGTTGAGGTAATTCTGGAGTATCCACTTCATCCATTCCTGATATCCTAGCTTTTCCCATCAATCTGCCTGCTTTAGCATTACGTTGTAAATCTGCTAAAACAGAATTCATAGCCTTTCTTTCTGATTCAGATAGAATCTCTCCAGGAGTCTCATACCTAGCACCGCCTGTTGCTCTTTTAATTGTAGAAGCAGCGTCTTTGACCGCTGTTGCAAAAGCACCTGCTCTTTCCGTATCTCCCAGAGAAGTACGAAGTTTTTCAGCCAAAGCTTGACCAATCTCCATACGGTTAATCTTTTCAGAGTATGCAGTATATTCTTTTAGATAGTCATTCCACTTGACTCCACCGGCAGACTCGATAGCATTGTCCATAGACTTTCTAATAGAAATCTCTAAGTTTGCTAATCGTTTAGTTACAGGAGAACCAGACTCTTCTGCAAACTTCTTAATATCTGTTGCAAGTTCTTTACGAATAGTATATAGATCCCTAGAGTCTATAACACCATTAGGTGTAGCCTTATTAATAAGTTTATCTTGCAGACTTAAAAGACTTTTCTCTGCTATCTCTGACCGCTCTCCAGGAGTTTTTAGAATGTTGCCAATTTTATCCAATAAAGGATTAATCTTTAAAGAATAAAAACCTTCATCTTCTAAGCTTTGAAGTTGTAGTTTTTTAAAATTAACTTCAGCAAGCCTTTGAGAAGCAATATCACCAGCATCTTTTGCAGCATCAATAGCTTCTGCAGCCCTATCAATATTTGGACGATATTTACTAGAGACTCGTGGAAGACCAGGAACTGGGGTAAAAGGTTGTTGTGCTAACACACCTTGTTCAGCAGCCCTTGCTTGCATTTGTCCTTCTAACTGCCTAGCCTGTGCTCTGCTAATTTCACGAGCAGCAATATCAGCCTCTAAACCAGGAGCTAATTGACCAGCAATGTTCGCTTGCTCTAAAGCCTCTTGACGCATAGGAGCAGTTCTGGCCTCTCTTAATGCGCTCATCATTGGAGCAGCAGTCTCGTCTGCCCCTAGAGCAGCTAATCGAGCAGCTTCTTGTTCTGCCTCACGAACAGCAAACAAGGGAGCAGTGTTGGCTGCTTGATCTAATTCTAATTGTCGTTGAAAAGCAGCTAGTCCAGTTGCTCCTGGAACTTCAGCAACAGCTTCTGCAGCAGTAGGACGAGAACCAGGAACTAACTCATCAGCATTACGAAGAGCAGTCATAACTTGATCACGCTCTGGACCAGATAGTTTATTTAAGAAGTTACGAAGAATTGTGTCACGGCCTTCTTGCGACATAGGACGAACAAACTCACGAAGGAAGTTTACTCCTCCTGTTACTCCTTGAATACCACCTTCTAATAAACCACCAGTAACGGCTCCTAATCCTAATTGACGAATCTTCTCATCGGCAAACTCAACATCTTTTTCTAGTACTGGCTGTAGAGCAGCACCAGCAGCTCCTGCTCCAGCGGCTTGCCTAACCCTAGCCAGTCTTCCCGTTCCGCCGACAGCACGAACAGCAGCAGCTCCAGCAGCTAAAGGAGCAGGGCTAATTATATTTCCTACTAAACGACCATACTCATAATCTGTCTCGCCTCTACTGGCACGCTGTGTTTGATACTTTTCTTCTTCCTTAGCTACAAGCTTTCTTTGTTCTTCGCTAACTAATTGACGAACAGCATTGATAGGGTCCATCACAGCACCCCGTACAACCTGCCTAGTGAAAGGCTCAAACAAGTCAGAAATACTTGTAGGAGCAGGTCTTCCTCTTACAAGAGGTTGCTCTTGTCTTTCCGCTGGTGCTGTAACACCGCCTTTATATAGCTCTTTAGCCTTTGCTATTACTTCTTCCTGTGAAGCGCCTTCTGGACCTTGTAACGTAATCGTAGACCCATCAGGTGCTCTTACGGTATATGTAGCCATTTTATTCCTTAGTTATTTTTGTACGCCAATAACGGCCCACTCATCTTGAGCAGTTCCTTTTTCTTTGTCAAAGCTAAGTAAAGGAGTTGTTTTAACTTTTTTCGTAAATCCGAATTTATCTGCTTGATCGTTATAGTTTTTAGATAATGTTGTTTTAGTATCGTTAATCCAGCGTAGTAAATTTCTTGAACTTCCGTAACCCGGAAACGCTGCTTTTGCTGCCTTCATATCAGCATCTGAAGCAGAACCAGGAGGAAGGCTATCAATTTGCTGTAAGAGCTGCACTGCAGCAAGTCTAGTTTGTGCATCTACAGTCTTTTCTGATACTTTTGCAGCCGCTCCTTTAATTATTCCTGTTTCTTGGGTGTAGTCAAATATTGATTCTGCATTTTTAATATCTTGTGCGGTAATATTATTAGTTTTATCTAACATAGTACCTAAAGCTTCAAAAGCAGCACGTTGTTTAGCTATTTCAGTTGGTGCGTATATTTGACCATTAACATCCCGATAACCGCCTAATTTACCAATCGGTCCTGGTTTACCTAAAACACCTATTTCACCTTCTCTTGCAGCCAGAGCTTGTATACGGGTTGTCTCAGCTTGAGTCCTTGCAAGATCCGCTTTAGCTTTAGCTAAGTCAGCTTCTTGTTTGGCAGTGCTATAGTTTTTATCTTTTACTATGTCGCTGTAACGAGTAAGCAGAGCCGTTCTTGTTGGGTCCTCTTCAGGCAACGCAAGAGCATCACGAAGGAGAAGCTCAGGATTGTTCTTATATTTAGCATCCTTGGCTGACTCTTCGGTTACGACTAGTGCTCTTTCTGCTCTTTGGTCTATTTTAGCTTCTTTTCTAAACTTTGCAGCTTCTTGAGCAGCCATAGGAGCTAAATCACCATATCCAGCAGCTTGTAAAGATTTAGCAATAGTTTCATAATATGATGCAGGATCTTCAGGATTAAACTGAGCACTGCTCATAATCTTCTGTACATCGGCAACTCTGCGAAGACCAGCGTCATTAACATCAAAGAAACCTCTTCCACCTGCTACGTTACTAACACCGCGACCAAGCAAAGCACCGATAGCTCCTGCAGCACTGCCTGTAGGATTTAATCTCTGCATCTCCTGTTGAGCAAGTTGACGCTGTAGGTATGCTGGATCACTTTGTAATAACTGTTGTGCGCTAATTCCCATGTTATTTTCCTATCGATTAAACATTCCATAAGTTGAACCTAGTGGGTTGCCTGTAGCTTGATAAGGAGTAGAATAACCAAAGGTTGGTAAACTCCCACCACCGCCTCCTCCAAATCCGCCAAAACCACCACCAGCGGCTCCTATAGCAGAATTTAGCATCTGATTCATAAAGCCAGTAAGTTGAGCAGAAGCAGCGTCACCAGCACGTTGCTGAGTTGACGCAGCACTGGCCAGACCAGAACTAAGAAGACCTGCTCCAGCAGTTGCTCCAGGTTGAGCAGCCCCTCCTACAGCAAGACCAAGTTTAAATGGCTGTTGTCCCATCTCTTCCACAGAACCAATAGTACCTAAGTAGGACTGTAACGGACCTAAAGCCTGTGTAGGAATAGCAAACTGTTGTCCTAGTGTTTGAGCGCCTGTTCCAAATAAACCAGAACCAAACTGAATCTGTTGCTGTGCAGCTTGTTCTGCAGCTAAGACATCCCTAGCACGTTGTTCTTCACGAGCACGACCTAAAGCAAACAACTCAGGTTGTCCCATACTACCAACATTTAAACCAGCACGACCACGACCAAAGACAGAAGAGGCTAGTCTTTCTTCTTCTCTCATCTGCTCTGGCCTACGAACATCTTGCAACATATTAAAAGCTCTTTGACGAGCCATCTCAGGAGTCTCTGCTAGATAACCAGCACCTAGACCGAATAGTCTCTGAGCTGCATCACCTAATGGCTGTGCAGCGGCCTGAGCGCCTTGTGCTGTTCCTATTGCTCCAGGCACTAAACCAAATACCTGGTTCTGTATAGCCTCTAGCTCAGGTGATATCTGATAACTAGCCCCAGTAACACGAGGAACTCCTCCAACATCTGTTATATCAAACGCACCAGTACCAAACCGTGATGTCATTCCAACAGGACGGAAGGAAGATACTTGAGCGCCTAAACGAGCAGCTTCTCTCTGAGCAGCAGCAGCTTGTTCGCCCCGTTGCTGTGTTCCTTTGATGTCGGTTAAACCAACAGCATCAGTGATGCCGCCAATAAACTTACCCATTATAAACTCCTCGTATATATCTTATACATTTGTCCATCATTCCCTAATAAATCTTTAGTGTATTTAAACCCTAATGTTTCTCCAAACCTACCTAACTTATCATTATCTACTAAGCCGTACAGAGGAGCATTGAGTAGTGATTGAAGCTGGTTTAAATCTTTAATATAATGTTTCTTTATTTCTGCTGACCACTTAAACACATCGGTATGAAGCCAGTATAAGTTACTAAACAACTCCAAGTACATTATATATTCTTGTCTATTTACTACTGGAAACTTATACATCAGGTCTTCATAATGTAGCAAAGGGCATAGTACGGTGGTAGGTTAGCATTGGTTCCAGACGAACCTGCAGATGCAACTGTAGTCGATACAGAGATACCCGTACTAGCCGTAGACGTTGTTGCTGATTGGTTGTCCCAAACATCTGTTGTATAGACACCAGTTCCAGTATACTGTGGTTGTACGTTTTTAAGGTACGTGTGAGCATGACCCGGATCAATTACTGTGCTAGTTGCTGTGTGAGTGTGGGCTACAGTAATAGCATTAGCAGAACCACCAGTACCATTAACAGCATATGAATTACCAGCACCTATAACAAACTTATCCCGCAGGTCTGGTGTGCTATTAGAGCCGTTACAGAGCACCCACCCAGTAGGAATAGTAGCTACAGAACCTGACCAGATCATGATCATACCAGTAGGAATAGCTGCTGCAGCAATAGCCGCCGCCACAAAGGCAGTAGTTGCTAGTTGAGTAGTACTAGCTCCTGCAGATGCTGTAGGGCCTGCTGGGGTTCCTGTAAAGGTAGGGCTATTTAGGTCTGCCTTGGACGAGATAGCTGAGGCGATAGCGTTATACTCAGTATCAATCTCTGTGCCCTTGATGATCTTGGCTGGGTTGCCAGTGGCTAGGCCATCCTTAACAGCGAAATTTGTGGCTTTGACGTAATTGCTCATGCTTGTTTTCCTTGTTTAATATAGATGTCAATCCTTTGAATAGAGATAGGGTTACCATTGATCTCAGCCTCTAGTCCAATCTGCATAACAGACCCTGTGCCACCAGCCTGTATCTTAAACTTATCTAGGACAATACCATCTGAGAACTCAGCAATATTGTATTCTCCTATATTATACTCGTAAACTACCGAAGTGTCAAGCTTTTTCGTAAAAGCAAAGTAATTTTCATTATAATCAAAACCCCACTTGACAGCTACGTTCTGGTTAGAACCCCCGATGACCACGAATCCAATCTGCTTCATGATCTTCTCTATGGTAGGCTGCTCAAAGTCGAAGTAGTTTGTGTAGTAGCTAAAGCGATAGTTAGACCCGTTATCAGAATGCCCAAAGTACTTTCCTATGTACCCAGGCTTCCCAAGGTATAGCTCTTTGGAGTTAGTCACAATAAAGGATTTAGGCTCTATAGCACTCCATGTGGTAGCCCTAGCAGCTCCGTCCTGCAGAGGAGTCCTCATATCAAAGCAGTATACCGACTTAGTAACAGGTAAGGTTAGCAGATAAAAAGCATCCCTATCATAGTAGACAGACTTGATATTAGCTGCTGTCTCAGAGGCCACGCTAGTCATCAGCTCATCCCGTACATTCTTGGAGATATCCCGCATAGGCAAGGACTTCTCCTGAATAACCCTCTGCAGGCTTCTAACCCCAGAATCAGACAAGAAGATAATATCCGTACCAGTGCTCTGAACAGAGTCTCTAGCAATACATCCCACATTAGGAATATAGTCTGCTAAGGTTAGCGTAGTCACATCGATTGGGTTAGCATACACAGCGATGTTATTACGACCAAAGATAATCAGGAATCCGTTGTGCGCTGCAATAGCAACTATCTTGTCTGTGTTAGGGAATACAGCGTTTAAGGACAGGGAGCCAGAGTCCCCACCTTGAAAGTCTGATCCGTCCAGTAAGCGAGTAAAGTAGACTGTCTGTGGATCTCCAGCAATGTCTGCAGCCCATATACGTCCATAAGCCGCTAGAGCGCAGTTAGGGGCAAAGTCACCAACAGAATACCCCAAAGGCATTGTTCCGATGTCACCGAGCCTCTGGAAGCCGAATGAGCCAGTGTGAGAGTGTGGATTAGCAGTAGTTGTTACTGTGCTAGTTAGAGCAGCAGATACTGTGTAGCCAGCACCACCAGTGGTAATAGTTACAGTAGCCACACCTGTACCAGACAAGGTAGCCACAGTCACGGTAGCGGCAGTGGTTCCACCAGACAGTGTAAGGATGTCTCCTACATTGTAGCCTGATCCAGCAGCAGTCACTGTCAAGGCAGTGATAACACCGCTAGAGACAGTAGAGACTGTGAAGGTAGCACCAGTCCCTGGAGTAGCCATACGATGGTACATCAGCATAGGATGACCAGACTGAACCAAGTATGCATGAGGCTCTGCGTCAGACCCATCACCGTATGGCAGAGCAGCTCCCTGCCAGTTGTTACCAGTGATTGTGTAGGTTAGGTCTGCACTGTTAGCTTGGTTGCGTACAGTCTTGGTAGTCATCGTGGTAGTACCAGTAAACAGTCTATTGTTACCAGCACTAAGGAACTGACTAGATCCATTATCCGTTAACTCAAACATGAACTCTACTGGGTTAGCAGCGCCTAAGTCTGTGTTAACTGCAGAGTTTACAGGTGTCCAGCCTCTACGAGCACCGATACGACCATACTTATCAACCACGCAGTTGTTAGCCTCTAGCGCAAAGCCAGAGGACAGAGACACTGCAGACTCTTGGATGTTTAGTCCAAAGAATCCTGGTGCTGCGATACTAGCTGTTTGTGATGGAGATGCCATTAAGTAGGTGTCCAGGTAAATTCATCAGGATACTTGTTGCCCTCAATAGACACATGATCTGCCAAGGATGTCTGATACAGCGCATAAGCCTCAGAGCTGCTTAGGCCACCGTCTTCTCCACGCTCTGCCAGTGCCTTAGCATAAGCCAAGAAGATGACAGGCTCGTCAGGAACCTTGATCTGGTCTGAGTTAAGAGATAGTTGTGCCTGTGGCTTAATCACGTTAAAGTTGACAATGTAGTTAGCATCAGGGATTGGATACAAGTCTACCTGCGTGTCTCCGTTGCTGTCTACACCGTTAAAGTTATAGTAACGAGGAGAGCCGTACTCAGGTGTATTGACCAAGAACAAAGCGTCCATCTCTTGCGTTGCAGCATTGTTTAGAAACCAGTTGCTGGAGTCGTTCAGAACATCAAAGACTCTAAATCGAATGCCAGCATTAGTGAGGACGTAGTTAAACAGATTAGCAGTAGTAGAGACAGTAATAGTTTCAGACAGAGCATTCCAATTGTATGCATCTTCTACCTGCCTCTTAGCGTCATTAATGAACTTGCTAATTAGTTTTGAATATGAGGTGTCATTAACTGAAGTAACCTCGTTCTCACGAAGTCTAACCAGCACATCATTGACAAGTTCTAGATAAGTTTTGTTTGCCATTTAGCAATCCCATTTCCTTAGTGCTAGTGCTTTGCGAGTAGGTCTGCCCTTCTCGTCCTTCATAGGTCCCGGTACACCACTCATACGAGCACAGAAAGACTTCCTACGCCCTGCCTTCTTAGGAGACTTTGCAGCCTCTTTAGCAGACACTGGAGGCTTCAGGTTAGCGCCTTCTTTGTTCTTGAAGTATGCCCTGCCTTTGGCGTTTAAGCCACCTTCAGGGTTCTGATATACCTTCTTTACCATTATTTCTTCGCAGTCTTCTTAGCTTGTTTAAATGCCTTAGCAGTGGGTGCGCCTTTAGAACCTACCTTACGCATCTTCTCACCAGATCCCTCTGCTATCCGTTTACGCTTTGCATTGATGTTGGCATAGAGTCCTGGTTTAGTAACCACGAGAAGAGCCTTTCTTAGCTTTCTTCTTCTTAGACATACCAGTCATAGCTAGACCGACAGCTACTGCCTGCTTCTGTGGCATACCTTCTTTACGAAGCTTGCTGATCTTAGCCGAAGCTGCCTCTTGTTTGCCCTTCTTAGTGTAAGGGTATTTCTTTCCGTCTACCATTGGCATACTATTCTCCTTAGAATTGGAACTGAACTGTCATCTCAGGCATGAACTCTACAGTTGCTATGTAGGTTACTGTCTGAGTACCTGAGTTTTGTACTCGAATCTCATCACCAGCCTGCATTACTACTTCGGCATTACTAAGTAAAATAAACTCACCAGCGCCTAAGTTTTTACCACCAACAATGAAGTACTCGGTGTTAGTAGAAGAGTCATACCAGTAGACCTTTGGAGTATCGTTACCAGTAAGGCTAATTACATACATGACCTGCCAAAGACCAGTATTCTTGGTAGGAACCGTAAGAATAGTTTCCTTAGTACTGGTAGTTTTAGTTGTAACGGCGGAGACTTTTCTACTCATATTAACCTATTTTAAGAACTAAACTGAGTAATAGAACTACAATAAAGCCAGTAGTCCCGAGCAGGATCTGTTCTAGTCTCTTTAGCCTAGAGTTAATGCCTGCATAGCGTTCAGCGCATACTGCCTCATGGGTATCTAGTTGGCCTTTGACTTGGTCTACTGATGACATTACTATCTCCACTTAGGTCCTTCCATCCAGGCTACTAGTGAATGTCTAGTGCCCTTGGTTACGGGGTTTACCTTATGGACTACAAAGGAGGGAAACACTAAAACAGTTCCTTGTGTCTTAAGGCTTTCTTGCTCAGGGGCATTAAGATGTAACGGCTGCATCTCAAACTCCCCACCTTCATACTCTTCTGGGCTAGACAGTTGGCACACCAGAGATAACTTCCTGTGTACTTGTCTACCATCATCCCAGTTTACATCATTGTGCCAATTATAATAACCTTGGTCTTCTGCGTTGTACTCTGTAAACTGAATCTCATTTAAGTGCCACAACTCAGATCCAAAAGCATTATGATTAGCAACATGAAATAAATTAGTTAGTTCATGGTACAACCAACCAAGGTCTTTATTGTCTCTAGCGATCCACCTAACTTTACTTCTACGAACCTTGGTGTCTACATTAGAGCCTTGGAAACCTATTACTGCATCCTGTGGTTCTATCTCTTTTGCTTGCTCTATTATGGTGCTACAAAGTTCTTTAGGATACCGTTGCTGCCACATCTGCCACATTGCGTTCAAACTGTCTCAACCCAGCTTGTCGTGGCCTCATCCCATGAATACTTCTTGTCATCGGTAGGCATCGGGGTCGGAGCGTTCCATTGGGCTGTATCGTTATTCAGCACCCAAGAAGCATAGGGCTTGGGGGGAACAAAAGCGTCTAAACCAGCGTTGTATGTGAAGCCAACACCAGCGTAGTTCTTGCGAACCGAACCGTTATACGATGTCTGCTTCCAGTTACCGCCAAAGAGTCGCTCGCAGAAAGCAGCACCGATGTGCTCTTTTTCTACGCCGTTGGCATCAGCGGTATCTGAGTTTCCTACAACAATTACTTGCGTTACTACGTTGTTGCTATCAAGTTGGGCAAAGTGTGCCATGAATTACTCCTTTATAGATTCAAGTTTAAGGCCAGTTAAGTCCACTTCCTCGCCAATGTTGCCGACAGGGAAAGTGTTGAAAGAAAGACTGATGCGGGTGTCTTCGCCCTTAACAGTCTCAACCATGTGAGTCAGGCTTGACGGGAACAGAATTAAGTCTCCGGTTCCTACCTCAAACCACCAGCTCTCAGAGTTCCAGATGTTCCAATCGCTTGGAGGAAACTTAATCTGCTGAAACCCATCACGGTAAAAGTAGATTTTATCTGTCTCACGGTTTGCCTGTGGGTAAAACACACCAGACACAAACGAATTTGGGTGAGCGTGTTTGTGGTGATACTGTCCCGGCTCTGTGTAGTTAACCCAAGACTGAGTGACCCGCAGGCTTACGTCATGCTTCGGGCTATAAATACTCTTAAAGTATTCAGAAACGCTTGACTCAATAAAGTCCCGCAACTTAGTCATTGAACGATTACGCAGAATCGTGTTGTCGGTAGAAGTCACGTTCCCCATATTAGCCCGTGTTTCTTGGCCCTTGATGAAAGAAAGTTCCTTCTCCGTCAACTCTCGGTCTAGTTGGTAAATCGCAACCGCAGTTGGAAATAGGCTATGAATCATGCAGCCGCCTTCTGACCCGTAAGTTCAGCAAACTTCTCAGGCAACCAGATTGTGTTGATGGAGTCCTCAAACGCCTTAATCTTTTCCATCGTGGCATCAATTTCTTCCCATGTCGGGCATGGGCGTGGGTCATCCCAACGGGTAATAATCCTGTTAGAAATCTCCCATTTAGCGTCTGGACGCAACAACTCCATCGCCGTGTTGATGCCGTACAACCTGTAAATCTGTGCCTGATTCATTCTTTCTCCTAGTTACCAACGAATAATTACGATACCTGAACCGCCTGCGCCGCCATTGGCTCCGGCTTGGTCTGCACCAACACCGCCTCCACCGCCTCCGGTGTTAACGGTTCCAGCAGTTGCTGTCACATTCCTGCTACCAGCGCCACCGCCACCTGTGCCACCTGAACCTCCTACTGCTGGAGCAGATTCGCCTGCTCCACCGCCACCACCACCAGCGTAAGTTGTAGATGTTCCAGAAATAACTGACGCAGTTCCGTTACCACCAGCACCACCATTAGAAGTGCTGCCAGATACACCTACACCGCCTACGGCACTAGCGCCACCACCACCAGCAGAACTTCCTGATCCTCCTCCAGAGTTACCGCCGTTACTACCTTGACTTGGAGATGTGCTTGGTGTGTTTCCAGCGCCGCCGGTATTGCCACTACTTGACCCCCTAGCGCCACTACCAGACCCACCAGACTTTCCGTTACCAGAAGGTGCAGCATACCCAGGGCCAGCACCGCCACCCGCAGATGTAATGGTAGAAAATACAGAATTAGAGCCAGCACTTGCATTGTCTGTTGCTGCTGCTACGCCACCACTTCCACCTCCACCGACAGTCACGGTGTATGTAGTCCCTGCGGATACAGACAATCCTGTTCCTGTGCGGAAGCCACCAGCACCGCCTCCACCTCCAAAATATGCACCACCACCACCCCCACCAGCCACTACTAGGTACTCGACCTCAGTAATGCCACTAGGTGCAGTCCATGAGCCTGATGATTGGAAGATTTGGTAATTAGGTTTGGAGAGGTATTTAAGGATGACGATACCTGAGCCGCCTGTGCCGCCACTAAAGGACGTAGTCGGTTGTTGATGTCCGCCTCCACCACCTCCACCTGTGTTTGCAGTTCCAGACGTACCAACACCAGAATTTGAACCAGCGCCACCACCACCAGTACCGCCAGTACCAGCAGTACCGCCATCATATGTCCCGCCGCCACCTCCTCCAGCGTAGGTTACGGATGAGCCACTAATTGATGATGCAGTTCCGTTGCCCCCGTTTCCAGCAGTAGTTGTAGTTCCATTTGCGCCAACAGCCGAAGCACCGCCACCACCGCCTGACCCATAGTTCGGCCCGCTTCCACTTCCAGTTCCACCGTTGCTTCCTTGCGACGGGGACACAGAAGGTGTATTTCCAAGACCGCCGCTGGTGCCACGACCACCGCCACCCGAACCCCCATCACTACCGGACTGTGTAAAATTTTGAGTGCCTCCACGCCCACCACCGGCAGAAGTGATTGTAGAAAATACAGAATTATTACCATTAACAGAATCTGCGGTTGAGCTAGGGCTGCCTCCAGTACCACCAACGCCACCAGCACCAACAGTAACCGTGTAGTTGGTTCCCGCAGTAACAGAAAACCCTGTGCCAGTTCTAAACCCACCAGCACCGCCGCCGCCAGCATCGCCAGCCCCGCCGCCACCACCACCAGCAACGACAAGGTATTCCACCTGTGTCACGCCAACAGGAGCCTTCCAAGATGTAGAAGATTTGAATGTCTCTACGGTAGATAGAGGTACTGCGTATTTGAGTAGGACTATGCCTGAACCGCCTGTGCCACCGTTACTACCACCGCCAGCGCCGCCGCCTCTATTAGCAGTTCCAGCAGTTCCGTTAGATGGGAAAACGCCACCAGCGCCACCACCACCAGAGCCAGCAGTACCAGCAGTTGAACCTGTGTCGCACCCACCGCCGCCGCCTCCAGCGTAAGTTACAGAAGAACCGGAAAGAGACGAAGCCGTTCCAGCACCACCATTGCCTCCATTACCGCCAGAGTTTGCAGAACCAACAGCACTAGCACCTCCACCACCACCAGCCGTAAATTGACTTGTTGTGGATGTGGCGTTACCTCCGTTACTGCCCTGAGATGGAGATACAGATGGAGTGTTACCAGAACCTCCGGTGAAACTTCCAGCGGTGTCGTAAGATGCGGCTCCACCACCTGAACCACCGTTTCCACCATTTGCTCTGCCATTACCACCGCCAGCGCCATTACCACCGCCAGCAGATGTGATTGTGGAAAATACAGAATTGCTACCAGAACTTCCAGCAACCCCAGTACCGCCTGAACCACCGGCTCCAACAGTTACTGTATAAGAAGTTCCAGCAGTAACGGATAGTCCGGTTCCTGTACGGAAACCACCAGCGCCGCTGCCACCACCTATGTTTCCACCACCTCCACCACCGCCAGCGACAACAAGGTACTCAACCTGACTTACACCTGTCGGGCAAGTCCATGAGCCAGATGCCTCAAATTGCTGAACAACATCAACAGTCGTAGCAGGGGTTACTGTGTATTTGATGATGACGATGCCTGAGCCGCCTGTGCCGCCTGTACCTTCAGTTGCTCCACCGTTATAACCGCTTCTTCCACCACCTCCACCACCAAGATTTGTAGTTCCGTTGAAAGGGGAGCCAGAACCAGACTCATTAAAGTTATATCCTTTGCCGCCTCCTCCAGAGCCTCCTGTCCCACCGCTTGCAGACCAACCAGCACCACCGCCACCACCCGCATAAGTTACAGAAGAACCAGAAATAGACGATGCTGTGCCAGCGCCACCGTTACCACCATTACCAATGTTGGGCGCTGATGCTCCGTTTGCTCCTGAAGCCGATGCTCCTCCACCGCCACCCGCTCCGCTTTCTGCTGAAGGGGCTGGATTTCCACCGCCACTATTTCCTTGAGATGGGCTGGTAGATGGAGTATTGCCTGCACCTCCGGCGCCTCCGTTACTTCCACCGCCGCCACCAGAGCCACCGGCAACACCATTTAGTCCGCTTCTATTGCCGCCACCGCCGCCAGCAGAAACAATGCCGGGTGACGCAAAAGGTGCTGAGCCCCCAACAATAGACGAACTGCTTCCTGAACTACCTGTTCCTGAATTGTGTGCGCCACCATCGCCACCTGCGCCAACTGTAATTGTGTAAGTAGTGCCAGCAGTTACAGCGGCTCCAGTACCGGTTCTAAATCCACCGGCTCCACCGCCACCACCATAATAACTACCAGACCCTCCGCCGCCTCCCGCAACGACAAGGTACTCAACCTCGGTTACACCGGGAGGGCATATCCAAGTGGTCGATGACGTAAATGTCTGGATAACAGTAAATTGGCTGCGTATTGCACTTCCGAGCAAAGACAGCATAATTCCACTCATGACACGTTCCCTGTGATGACGCAGACGGTTGAGGAAATAAACAGAATAGTTGCCACACCCCTAGCAGCAAGGGTCACGCTTGCCTTATCCGCATCAGTTCCAGCAATATAAGCGGTGGTAATCGTGCAGGTAATAGTAACCCCCGAAGCCGTGTTGTTAAAGATAGATATTACATCACCTTCGGCAAAAGTTGCATCAGGAATGGTTATAGAACCACCCGACCCAATCTGCACATACTCGCCTACGTCAGTTGTGGCAAGTGTGTAAGAACCTGTCTTTGTTCCTACAGCCGGGATATTTTGATAACCAACTGTGAATGTAGCATCAGGGACTGTAACAGTACGGTTAGCCGATGGTGAGGCTGCTATCGTAGATACAAAGCTAGTTGAACCACCGTTAATTGCAATTGCCATAATTTATTCCTCTATTAAATTTTATTGATATTTAAAACCTATATGGACATAATCATCCAGTTTGCGCCATTGGATGTTGTAATTGTTGTATTAGCTGCTACTGTTATTACACCAATACTCATTCCATTAAAACCACTATCAATAGTATAATCAGAATCAATTGTTTGAGAATGAACAAAAATACCATTCTGGGCTACAGGTACTTCTGACTTAAACTCACCTGTGGAGGGTTTATAAAGTAACTTAGCATTACCAGTATAGATCGTTGATGCAGTACCTGTAGTAACTCCTAAGAATGTAGGATACAGATCAGAAGTAGTACTTGTATCATTAGAAATATTTACTGTGCCTGAGCCAGTTGGCCCAGTCGGTCCAGTAGGCCCTGTTGGACCAGTTGCGCCTGTTGGGCCAGTAGGTCCTGTAGGTCCTGTAGGACCAGTTGGAATAGTAAAGTCAAAGATTGCGGCTGAAGAGGAACCACTGTTAGTAACAGAGGCACTTCCACCAGCAGGGCTAGTAGTTGTAGTCCCTACAGCAATTGTAGCTGCGGCTCCAGTCGGTCCAGTTGGTCCTGGGGAACCAGTAGGTCCTGTAGGTCCAGTATTACCTGTGGGACCAGTGGGGCCAGTTGGAATAGTAAAGTCAAAGATTGCAGCAGAAGAAGAACCACTATTCGTTACAGCAGCATTGCCTCCTGCTGGACTTGTAGTAGTAGTTCCTACAGCAATTGTAGCTGCAGTACCAGTTGGTCCAGTTGGCCCTGTAGGTCCTGTTGGCCCAGTAGCGCCTGTGGGACCAGTGTTACCTTGAATACCTTGTGGACCAGTTGCTCCAGTAGGGCCTGTATTACCTGTAGGTCCAGTTGATCCTGTTGGTCCCGTAGGCCCTGTAGGACCTGTAGCGCCTGTTGCTCCAGTAGGAACGCCTAGCGTTAATGCAAAGGTAGAATTATTATAAGAGGCTGTAGCAGGAGAGCCAACAGATAGCGTAGTGGCTGTGACAGAAAAACTGTTAGCCATGTTAATTGAGGCATCACGAGCAGCCTCAGCAGCAGTCTGTGCAGATTCTGCATTAGTCTCTGCAGTCTCTGCATTAGTCTCTGCAGTTGCAGCAGCCACTGCAGAAGCCTGTGCAGCAGTTGCAGCAGCTAAAGCACCAGTAGAATCATTCTCAGCGGCATCAGCACTGTCAGCAGCTTCAGCGGCTCTATCAGCAGCTAAAGAAGCATACTCTAACGCTAGAGCAGCGGCATTGGCTGCATCTGCTGTTGCATCGCCTGGACCACCAGGACCACGATAGATTGCCATTTAATCTCCGTTTAGTTTGCTTAAACAGACAGTATCTGCTTAAGAAAACTCCCCAGCCCTTGTGAGGCTGAGGAGAGCCACTAGCTATAAGCTACTAGGCAGGAACTACTAGACCAACTGCTGCATCGGTACGGACAGTCTTAACACCGTACAATGTGTCAGCGGTCAACAGATCAGCAAGCCACTCTTGCTTGTACTGGGTCTGTGAGCGAACACCAAGTTGCTCAACCAGCGTGAATGCATCACGATGGAACAGACCAGCCAAACGAGCAGCACCCGTCTCCAGCGAAGGAGCATTGGAGCTGATGTAGACTTCGATACCGTAGAGGTTACCAACGCGACCATTGCGGATCGTGTTAGCTGAACCAACTTCACCAGTAAAGGCTTGCTCGGTGTAACGGTTTGTGCCCATTAAGGTGTTACGCAGAACAGGCGGGATGACAAAAGAACGACCATCCATTGGCGTATCAGCATCGTCAAGGATCTGGATAGCCTTACGGAAACCAGCGTCATTGAATGCAGAACCAACCGTACCGTCATAAGCGACAGCAGTGGTGGAGCTGAACTCATAAACACCAGAGTTCTGGTAGGACGAACCGTTACCGTTACCGATAGACTTGAACAGTGTCCAGATGTCTGAATCGGTCTGTACGCCCAAAGCGTAGCCAGCGTCATCCGTGTAGAAACGGCGTAACGAGGCAAGAGCCTGTACAGAAACGATATCTTCGATCAAACGGCTGTACTCGAAGTGCTTATCGATATTGATTACTACCTCGTCTTCAGTCGCAGCAATCAGGGTAACCTGAGAAGAAGCAACCTTAGCAGAAGCAGAACCACGGGTGGGCTTAGGAACGTGAACGGTGTCACCTTTCTTACCCTTGAAGTTCATCTTGTTGATGACGTTAGCGAGAACCAGGTTCTTCTTGTATGCAGCGACAATCTCATCGCTCCAAATCTCAGGAATAAACTTGGCTGCTGTTGTTACGGTTACGTTATTAGTACCTAAAGGCATTTTAAATCTCCCAAATGATTAAGTTATTTAACTCGACCCTCGGAGTACGCAGCTATAATTTCATCTTGTAGTTGCATATATCGGTCTGGGTCTTCCAATTGTAGTCGGATTAGATCCGCTCTTCGATAAACCTTAGAAGAAGTATTTCCAACAGAGTTAGAACCAACATCTACAGTCGCTGCCTTTACTGCTGCCTTCTGTGCCGCTCTCGCTTCTTGCGAAGGAACTGCCTGCTGTACAGGGGCTGCTTTAGGTTTAACATAACTCCAGCTTGTCAACAGTTCAGCCGCTGAATCAAAGTCAAAGTCTGCATCAGCCGCAGCATACAACCGCATACGCACTGGTGAGGCTTTAATCCACTCTGCAAAAGAGGGATCAGCTACTGTCTGCTGAAAGTCAGGAAAGTCCTGTTGTAACTTAGTCAGCGTCTGCTGCTGTTTTAAAGCCAAGGTTTGTTGCCTTGCCTCTAGAATAGCAGGATGTGTTTCTACTGCCTTATTTACTGCCTTCTTCGGATCTTCAAAGAAATCGATCTCGTCTTCTTTTGCAGCAGGAACTTCTTGTCTAGTGTCGAGTTGTCGCTTAATGAGTTCATCAGCAAGTTTCCGCACCTCCCCAACTTCTTGAGCTTGTCTACCAATAAGCTTCTCAGCCTCTTGGTGCATCCTGACAATTTCATCAAGACTCTTGCCCTTGTACTTGGGTGGAAGAACCTCTTCAGTTTCTCCCTGTGCTACTGGCTCTTGAGTTTGCTCTACTTGAGGCTCATCTGCCTGTTGAATATCTGCTGCATCAAATAACTCTTCTTGCGTTTCGATTAGTTCTGCCACATTATCCTCCTGTCCACAACGGATTCTAGGAAATTAAAAATACCCATCGGATTAGCTCTCGCTTTTCTTTTGATAGGCCCTTGCTGCTTGCTCGTGTTTTCTAGCCCATGCATCAGCCGCTGAAGGAAACGCACCTGTGATGCCCTCTAGCCTGATTCTGGGTGACGAGATAATACGAGAAGCTTCATTGTGACA